GATTCTGTTGTAGAACAAACTTATGAAACTTACACGAACTTAAATCTTACCAAACTAATAATAGAGGTCTTGCTTCTGGAACACCGCGCCTAAGTAAAGGTGAGGGAAAACGTTCTGCTACTGCAAAAAGTATTGCAAGTGCAATTATAGGTAGCTTTGACGCAGTTGGCGCTAAACAATATTGTAGGCTTACTGCATTTTCTGGTAGAGAAATGGATAAGTATAAAAAATTATTTCCATTATTTGAATTTATTGGCGACGAAATGAAACGAGTAGCACCTGAAAGATATAACGCACAAATGGAATTTGTAAATAGAACTCATCAAGATTGGGTTATTCCTAATACACCATTTACTACGGTAACTGTAAATAACTCATATCCTACTGGTGTTCATACTGATAAAGGCGACTTAGATGAGGGAATATCTACCTTAGCTTGTATTAAGAAAGGCGATATGCAGGGCGGTTATCTTGTTTTACCAGAATATCGTATTGCTTTTAAAATGGAACATAAAGACTTGTTAGTATTTGACGCGCACCAATGGCACGGCAATACTGAACTAATTAAAAATAGTGAGGACGGCGAACGTATTTCTGTTGTTTGTTATTACCGTACTCGTATGGAAAATTGCGATTCTATGGAAAGCGAATATATGAAACGCTTGAAAGTGCAGGAAAAGAAATTACTCAATCAATAGAGTGGGAACCTAACGAAAGCTACGCAGAATTTAAAGCGCGTAAATATGCTGGTATGTCTGGTATTGGTCAATCTAATTCTAATAAACGTATGGCGGGTAAATGCCCTACTACTAATGAAATAAAAACTAAATGTAAATGTAGAACTTGTATTAATAGACGTAATCGTTCTAAAGGTAGGCGTAAGCAAAACTTAGCGCGTAAAAAATTAGGAATACCTGATAATCGTTTTCACGGTGCAGACGCGCACGAAGAAAATTGGGCTACTGGTCTAAGAGTAGAAGTTAAAGCGGGTAAGCAAGTTGAACCCTTATCTAAAGTCTTTTATAAATCTAAATTACAAAGTGATATTTCGCATAGGGCTTTTGGCGGTATGTCTAAACCATTTATACAAGTGAGTATGCCTGACGGTTCTAGTAAAGGTATTGTAAGTTTTGAACTTGACGAAATAGAAAATGTCTGCGTAGAAGTTCTTAAAAATTTTGGATATAGTTTCGAATAGCTGGGCAAGTGTGATGTTCAACTATGGCGAAGCTTCGTGAAGTTAATACTTCGGAAAGGCACCACGTCCGTAGTTCTCTTACGGCTCTATTTCACTCTGTTTGCCCAATACTCTTTTGCTAACTTGGTTCGTAAGGATTTTTTTCGGGATATTCTGTCTTACATCTACCGCAGTAAGTAAATCCGTCATCAAATTTAATTACTTGTAAATGTTCTGCACCTACACACATAGGCGCGTCTTTAACTGAATTTTCCTCTAATAGTATTCCTAACGCCGTCCAATGCTTAACAATTGCATAAGGGGTAATTGTCATATTAGTCCACTTATTTTTATATACAAGAACTCTATCAATAATATCTTGGTAGGTCGCGTCTGCTTCGTATAATTGTTTAGCACATTTGTTAAAGCCACTAATTTCTGTTTTAGTATTAGGCTTGTAAAAAGCTTCTACTAGTGCCGAATATTGTTCGGCAAACTTACTTTGGTTATATGACTTTAGTTTGTAGCTCTCTGACGAACTGCCCTCTAGCTCGTATGTGGTCTGGGGTGGTTCGTATATGAACGCTGGAACGGTCATTAGCGTATATAAGTTGCTTGTTTGTTCGCCCGTTGCTTTGTTATAACGTGCTTCTACCGTTATGGCTTTGACGTCTTTTAACTCGTCTAATGCTCTTTTAACGGTAGATACACTAACTTGCATACGCTTGGCTATCGTGTTGATAGACGGATAACAAGTCTTATCCGTTTTGTCAGCGTATCTGTGCAACGTTGCATAAAGACGGACGGCTTGGGCGGATATTGGCGCGTCAATAATCCACTCTGGAACAATAGCAAAGTATAAGTCACTCTGTATTTTGTTGCCGTCGTCCATTTTAAAATGGCGCTTCGTTGTCTGCTATATCCTCTACAGGTCTAGCTACTGGCTTTTGACCGTCAATAATCTCTTGCATTTCGCCGATTAATGATGAAGCCAAGCCCATTTTCATATTTTCTTTAATTAATCCAGCGAAGCCGTTTTGTTGGTCTGCTGGTAATTCAGCTACTAACTTATTTAAGAGCCATAGTTGTTTATCCGTTACTGTTGCGTCGGGATTCTTAACTGTTGCCTTACCGTTGTTAGTTTTCTTGTAATTATCTTTTGGTTTGAAAACTGGTTTAGCGTCGCTTTGAACTACGCTAACTTTGTTTCCATACTTGCTGATAATTGCTTCTGTAAATGTTGTTGTCCAATCGTTTATTTCTTCAACGGTAATCTTATTAGCTACCGCTAAATCAATAGCGCCTTTAAAACAACATTGAGCGACGATTATCTCGTCGTTTTTTGGTTGCATAATTGCCTACTTTCTCAAACTAAACGTAGAGCGGTTTGCCCGTCTACGTCGTCTGGTTTAGATACAAGATAAAAAACAAAATGACCCTGTTCTTTACCCTGTACGGTTTCAATAACCCAGCCGTCATTATGACGTAGGTTATGTATGATTGCGCCAAATCTTGTGCAACGTAAGTCAAATACAAACTCGCCATTTGATATTGGCGCTTTATCTCTGTATTTAACTAACACGTATGCAATAAGTTGGCTTTTATTTTTTATATACGCGGGTATGTGTTCGCCACGAAAATATCTAACTATATCTGCCATTAGATACTCACTTCTAAGCGAGATACAATCCACGCATTCTCTTTAATTAAAGAGATTACTCGTTCCTTAAACCAGATAGGATTACCACCTAATATATAATCTGGTTGAGGAAGTCTGCCTTGATGATTCCAAGTTGCAACTGTACCACGGTCAAGACCGAGTTCTTTTGCTAACTCTTTCACACCAACAAGCTCTGGTTTTTCCATAACTTGATACCTCATTTCTTTTAGTTAATCGTTAAGCCGTATGCCTAACTCGGTGTAAGCCCGTGAAAGAAATAGAAATAATATAGAAGTGCGGAATTTCTACTTTATCTGCTATTCGACTTACACCGAGCTAGGCACATAGTCCTAGCTCTGCCCTATTGGGTGTCTGTTGTTGTCCAGACGGTTGGAACATCACGTTGATATTCGCGTGTCCATATTTCTGTTTCGGTTAATTTAGGTTCGTTATTTATTTTGCGTATAAGCCAATTTTGTAAATCCCATACAAAAGTAACAGCCATAATACTTATAAATAAACAACCTACTATCTCAACCCACATTAGAACGGTGGCTCATCGAAAGAAGCAAGTAACTCTTGTTCTTTGCGTTCTATTTCTTGAGCTTCCTTAATGTTTTGCTCGTACGCGTTCAATATGTTTATAACTTTACATACTTTTGTATGTGATAGTCCAAACACTTGGTTAAGCGTAGGCGAAGCGTCTGAGCGTTCATTATTGAACCTCATAGCTTCTGCAATTGGTTTTAAGACTTCGTCTTGTACGCTTTTGATTACTTCTTTAATAAGGTCGTCCGCTTCTGGAACAACATCATAATCTGGTACTGACGGATAGTCTGTCCATTTCGCCATAAGTTTTATCCTTTCCTTTTAGCGCTTCTTGATACAAGCCCTAATGGATTTTCGTTAGTGCTTACTAACATACCATTAGCTTTTCTCAAAGAATTTTGTTTTTTGCTTTTAAGTTTTCTACGTTGCGCTCTATTCATTAATACCACGCACCCATTAATACTGGTTCGTTGTTATTAAGTTTGCCTAAGATATACTCAAACAATTTGCGTAACGCTTTCTGCTCTTTGATTGTAATTTTATGCCCGAACTCGTTATACAAATTACTTTGTGCATAACCAGAATTGACATACATTTGAGCAACTACTTTTGCGTAGTCGTCTTTTGTCCAATCGTCTGAATCGTATAATGACAATCCGCTATAGTCTTTAACAATTTTGTCATAGACTTTTCCTCTAAATGAGTTAGCGTCATCAGTATAAGTACCGCCACACAACTGATTGCAGATTTCTGCTAATTCTTTATTGTGCATTGGTTCGTAAATGGCGTTGCCGTCATCAGCAACTTCTTTACTTTTGATATAGATAATATTATCTAATCCCATATTTACCTCTTTCTTTTAGTATTTTTGATTTGGTTGTCTATATAACAACCTATGGCGCTACCCGTAATGTACGTAAGCACACGAACAGGGAAAATGAACAGGTAACGCCTTAGCTTGTTACTGAACGAACTCTACGTTATTAATTATAGTTCGTATTGGATTATGTAATTGAATTACATTTTTACTTGCTTCTACGTGAGTAAGAGTAACGGTATTGCCGTCATCATAACCTAAGTAGATTTTGCCTAGTAGTAAATTGTCTAAACTTGAAATAGCTTTATATTTTTTATTCACTATTCTTCGCTTTCTGCAATTACTTCTGAAGCTTCTCTAATTGAATAAAAGTATTCATTTTTTTCAGCTTCAGTTCTTTTATTGTTGTAAATTTTTACTTCTTTATTAATCCAGTTATGCTTTACTTCTACTGCATTATTTAAAGTAGGTTCTAAATATACAACGCCCGTTTCAACTTTGTTGCTATACAAAGGCGAATAAGGGTGTTTGTCGTTTAATTTTTTTGAGTTTTTATAAACTACATAAATTAATTCAATCATTAATCTACCTCATCTTTCTTTATTAGTTCGGTACTGTAAGTACCATAGTGGCTACTGACTCTGCATACTTCTATATGCAGTTGGTTTGGAAGTCAATAACCACTAGCTACTTACAAAGCTTTAACTAGCTTGTGAGCTTGTGATGTTAAGTACTGGTCGTCGTGAATAAATTTACTTGCTTGTCTTTCAAGTTTATTACCACGAACTTTCTGTTGCCACAACTCATAAGAGTTGATTGCATTAATAGCACCCCAAGCAGTACCCTTATGCAATTCGCCGTTCCAGTTTTTAGTAATGTTGCTTACAACTAATTCATAGTTGTTTGCAGTTCTTGGTTTTTCCATATCCTCATCACTTGGACGTGGAAATAGTTTTTCAACTATATCATTGAATTGACTTGAAGTCACTTCTTGATTAATTAGTTGTTCAACTTCTTTCTGGAACTCGTCGTAATATTTAGCAACAAAGCCAAGAGTATCTCTAGCTTGTTGAACCTTACCAGTTATTCCTGAAGTATGTCGCATACTAAATTGTTGTGAAGCTTTATTTAAAGCCATACGTAAAGTATTTTGACATACAACTCTTACTGGTGTCATAGTCACTTTTAAAGCGCTTGACCCGTCGTGAGAGTTTGATAGTAGAACGTAAGGGATAATTGAATCTGCTTGAAATGAATTTTCTTGTAATTCATCTAATCTCATCAATATCCATACAATCTTGCCGTTAGCTAAACTACCAGCAGTTTCGTACTTGGCTTCGCCACTATCTACTAAAGCGTCCATAAAATCAAACGCTTCACTATTTTGTATTGGTGTATATCGGTTGCCGACTACACCTAAGCAACTACCGTCGCTATTTCTTACTGTTGCATAGTGCGTTGGAGCTTGAACGTAATCTGTTAATGAATCTGTTGTATAAAACAATTCACGTAACTGTACTGTCCAATCTAATCCAGCTTTTACTATTGCGTCGGCGCTTGTTAAGACGCCGTCTGTTACTATTCCTAGTTTATGCCAAGGTGTTTCCTTAGCACTAAACATAGTTTCAACATTAGCTACCATTTGGTACCTCATCTTTCTTTTAGTTTATTTTTACTTGTGGTCTTACGACCATAAGCGTCACTCGTTAAAATGACGCCTAGCTCGTAAGGTATTTATGAACAAATGTCGCACTCTAACTTACGTCTTAGTAATGGACATAAGCCACCGTCTTTAAGAAAAAGTGTAAAGACATCAGTTTGGTCTAGCCAAAATGTTTTACGCTTTTGTAGTGGATAATAATAACCACCATTTTTTCTTGCAGAAAATGGAGCGCACCTTTCAAATAAGTTATCCGCACCATATTTACTCTCACT